TGTTCATTATATTTTGGTTTGGTGGGTTGAGTAGCAGCTTTTGCCCCTTTTTTTGCTGTTACTATAGGTTTTAGTGGTTCTGCTGGTAAAGCATTTCCAGCAACATCTACTAGTCCAGCAGGTTTAACTTCATCTAAGACTACTTCTTTAAAAGCATTATTAACTTTCTTTGCTGGCAATCCCCCTAAGTTTTGTAATAAATCTGCCATTTATCTTTCTTTTTACAACTATTTAGAACGAACTTTAGCAAAACCGAGTTCTATCACATCAGACATCTCTTCTGGATAGATTTCGTATAGTCCACCTATGATTTGATTGTAATCATATTGCCTTCTACTATTCTGAGAATCCCAATGAAAATTAATTCCACGAAACCCCCATGAGAATACTTCGGTAACACCTACAAGAGGGTGTTGGTCATACTGCATTCCTGGTGTCTTGGCATTATAAAAGAAGGTATAATATTTTCCACTAGAAGGAACTTTACCACCTTCGGATAAAACACTGATTAATTCAGTCATAATATCATCAGGTTTTTCTATACCAATTAAATTATCAACAACACCACGCACACGATTATCATTATCTTCTGTTGGATTTCTTCTTTGTTGGAGTGTCTTTCTTGGCATTACTTAATACCTTCTTTATTAACGAACATTCCACCATTTTTTAAGATAATATAACGAGATAGTTTTGTCTTTTCCATAGTTTCAGTCATAGATGAATAGATTTTTCCATCATAAATGACAGGTTTTCTATTAGCACTTGGTCTACCTTTCATCATTTCACTATGTCTTCTGTGCTTTTCTTTATCATTACGATTTCTTTCTGCCATTTTTTTCAAATTTTCAGTATAATATGACATAGGTCTTGGATTATTTTTTAATTTTTCTTTCCAAGTATTTGATTGCTTTTTTCTTATCTCCTCTGGGATTTTCTTTCCTTTTAAACGTCCTTTGTTTGCAGCACCAATTTTTGCCCTAACTTCAGGTCTTTTTGTTGGACTATCTTCGCCATAGTATGTTGGAGGTGCATTTCCACCATCTGCGATATTCATTAAAATTCCCGTATTATCACATTTTTTCCCAAATAAAGCAATCATATAGATTTCGTGCTTAAATGCTTCTTCTTCAGTTATATTTTGCTTTAGTTTTATTATTCTACTTCTATCTTTTGGTGGATTGCAATTTTTACCTCTATGATCATATAATCTATTTCTTTTTCCTTTTCCAATATAATATGGAGACCCATCATTTTTCAAATATGCATATGTATAGTATTCACACATTTTTTTTATATTTTAATAATATACTATTATTTATAATTAAAATAATTCATTCTCAGTTAGTACTTTAAACTCATAACCATGATCTAAACACCATTCTTTGGCGGCATTCCACTTTGCCTGATTTTTAGCATACTCAACGACTTCATAGATATAACCTTTTGTCTTTCTTTGTTTGACTTTAGGTTCGATACACTGCTTAAATGGTTTGATTTCAATAATCATCTTTTTAATTATACCATTTGATTCTTTGACCTTAATATAAAAGTCTGGAAAGTATCTGTGGTATCTGTTATCAATGGGTGAACGATAGGGAACAATAACTTCTTCACTTCCCCATTCTAAAATATTCTGGTTATTATCACAATAAACCATGAATTTTCTTTCCCATAAGGAACGATAAACGATGTTATTGGGATCACCCTTATACTTTTTAGGATAAGATGGTTTATATTTTCCCTTATATGACATCTAAATAACTAATAATCAAGTAGTCTTATAGGTATTTAGAGTGCCGAGAATTAAAAAAATATCAGAATTTAAACCCTTAATTACTAATCTTGCACAGACATCTCATTATCAAGTCATGTTTGGTGGATTGAATGGTCCATTAAGTTCACACTTAAATTCGAGAGGAGTAGATACGAGATTTATCACAGAAAGTTCTGGTTTATTATGTTCTTCTGCTTCCATTCCTGGGAGTTCATTGGCAACTGCGGATATCAATGGAAACTTTATGGGATTGCAAGAGAAGGTGGCACATACCCGAATTTTTACTGAGATGCAATTAGAGTTTTATGTTGATTCTGATTATAGAATGATTAAGTTTCTAGAGCACTGGATGGAATTTATTACAGATGCTTCAGAAGTTAACCAAATTGAAAAATCATACTATTACAGAATGCAGTTTCCAGATGAATATAAATGTGATCAGACAAAAATTATAAAATTTGATAGAAATGGTAATAGAGAATTGGAATATACTTTTAGAGGATTATTTCCAAAAAATTTAACATCTATTCCAGTTTCTTATGGAACTGCTGATATATTAAAAGTCAGTGCGTCATTTGAATATGAACGTTATATTGCTGGTAAAACAACATCGAAGAGTGTAAAAAGTGGAAATAGTAATAATATAGGATCTACATTTAATCCTAATGTACCTAAAATAACACGAAATAATCCGCTTGCTACAAATCCCAATTTACTTAATAATAGTAGTACTCCATCTGTCAATCCAGACACATCTTTCAGGAAAAATATAAACAAAGTTACTCGGGAGGATTTAGATTTAGTCGAAGAGGAATTAGATTTTACACTTTACTAAACTCCTCTAAATAATTACAACTGAAATTATAATGGGTTGTTATGCCTTTACCTAAAATTAATACTCCAATTTATGAGTTGGAATTGCCTTCGACTAAAAAGAAAATTAGATACAGACCATTTTTAGTTAAGGAAGAAAAGATTCTAATTATTGCGATGGAATCGGAAGATCAGAAACAAATTACGACTGCCATCAAAACTGTAATCGGTAACTGTATTCTTTCTAGAGGTATTAAAGTAGAACAATTATCTACTTTTGATATTGAATTTCTTTTCTTAAATATCAGAGGCAAATCTGTCGGAGAAGATGTTGAAGTATTGCTGACTTGTCCTGATGATGAAGAGACGCAAGTTTCTGTAGTTATCAATCTCGATGATATCAAGGTTCAATCTGATAAAAATCATTCGAGAGATATTGTATTGGATGAAAATCTAACTATGAGAATGAAGTATCCTTCTCTGGATGAGTTCATTAAATCTAATTTTAGTTTTGATGGTAAGTTTGGTGTGGATGAATCATTCCAACTAATTGCTTCTTCGGTAGAGCAAATTTATAATGAAGAAGAGTCATGGAATTCTTCTGATTGTAGTAAGAAGGAAATGCTTGATTTTATCGAGCAATTGAGTTCCAAACAATTTAAAGAAGTTGAGAATTTCTTTGAGACAATGCCAAAACTTTCACATACTGTAAAACTAAAAAATCCAAACACTGGGGTCGAAAGTGATGTTGTATTGGAAGGTCTTTCCAGTTTTTTCGCGTAAGTATGGCGCACACTGATCTTGCGTCATACTACCAAATAACATTTGCCCTGATGCAGCATCATAAATATAGCTTAACAGAGTTAGAAAATATGATACCCTGGGAGAAGGACATTTATATTACTTTATTAGAGCAATATATTGAAGAAGAAAAATTAAAACAGCAGCAAAACAGTGGCAATTAATAACACACCACAATTAAATATGAGGAGAGGTAATATTTCTCCTAATAAGATTGCTAATACTGGGACAAATCCTTATACGGGAGAGTACTTATCTGCTGGAGAAAGAAAATTAATATTCAAAAGAAATGTAAGTTCTGCAAATGTTTTTAAGAAATCGGGAGCACTTGTAAAAACAACACCATCTGCGATCACTTCTAATGTTGATACATCAAGTTTATCTAAAAGAGTTTCTATATTAGAAAATGATGTTTCTTTTCTGGCAAAGGCATTAAATAAGGAAGCAGACCTTGAGAAAAAGGCACAGAAACAATATGAAAAAGATGTAGGAAAAGTAGAAGAAAAGAAACTTAGAAGTGGTGAAGAGAAAAAATTAGAGAAAAAAATAACCAAAGGGTTAATTTCTCCAGTAAAAGCAGTAGGAAAAAAAGCAGGAGGAGTTCTTGGGAACCTGGTAGAAGTCTTTATGATTCTCCTTGGAGGATGGTTAACAAATCAAGGATTAAAGGCAATAAAAGCAAATGCAGAAGGTGATATTAATAAATTAGAATCAATCAAAAATGAGGTTATAAAGACTCTTTCAATTGTTGGTGGCATATTTTTAGCACTTAACATTGGAATACTTGGCATTACCGCTATTATTGGGAAAATAGCTCTTGCTATTACTTTAGCACCATTTAAATTTGTATTTAATAGGATTAGAGCACTTAGTAAAGCAAGATCAAAACCTCCCACAACTACACCTCCCACAACTACACCTCCCACAACTAAACTACCTACCACCATAAAACCAAAATCTGGATCTCTCAGAGGAGGGGGAAGTCCTCAGATACCAAGACCGGGAGCAGGAGGATCTGGTTTATTGGGACCTAATGGGAAACCATTAATGAGATCACCATTGGATGCATATAGAGGAGCAGGATCTTCAGTAGCAAGAGCTCCACAAATTCCTAAACCCAAACTAACACCAAAACCAAGTGCATTTAAGATAATAAAACAATTACTTACATCTGGAAAATCTAAAGTTTTGGATGGAGTTAAATCCATTCTTAAAAGTCCTGCATTTGGAAGTTTCTTGGGTAGTGCTTTAAAAATTGCATTCGTTGCATCTACGATAAAAAATAGACTTGATCAAGGTTACTCTCCTATTAAAGCAATTGCTCCTATAATACCAGAAATATTAATTACGTTAAAAGGTGCGGCCATCGGTGGTGGACTAGCAGGAACACTTGGTCTTGTCACTGGACCGGGAGCATTTTTAGTTGGTGCCCTTGGTGCTGTTGGAGGAGGATACTTAGGTGGATTGATTGGACAACAATTCACACGGATGTTAGATCCAACATATGATGCATTGAACTTGGACAGCATGTTGAAATTTGCAAATGATCCAATTTCGGAAGCATTGCAAAATTCAGGATTGATGCCAAAGACTAAAAAATCTTTAACTCCTGGAGAAATGCCTGCAAAAACACCAACAGCAGCACCAGCAGCACCAGCAGCACCAGCAGCACCAGCAGCACCAGGAGCACCAGGAGCAATGCCTGCCGCACAAGTTTCTTCTCCATCTTCTCCATCAATGTCCCCACCAGGACCAGTATCTGGTGGTGGAAATACAACCGTAATTT